TGTTTGCCGCATTAGTGTAATTGTTAACAGCGACATCTAGGTTTGTTAGGTTTGCACCATTTCCAAAGAAATAAGATGCACTAATATTCTGCGAAGATGATATTGGACCCTTTACAAACAGACTTCCAGTAAAAGTGTGAATATCAGCACTGTCATTACCAAATAATGTTGAACCAGTAACCGATATATTATTAACTACAACATCATTTCTTACTATGTTCAATTCTGTCGCATTTATAGCACCACTAAGATTAATCGTACCAGAAAGGGCCAATACATTGGTTGAGGCATTATAAGTTAAATTGTTAGAACCAGCAAGACCGCCTCCATCGCTGAACTGTAATGTCCCTGCTGGGCCTGCGGAGCCCGTTAATAATCCGTGTTTTACATATGCCCAGCCATAATCAATTGACATCGGCTACCCTCCTAGTATAATTAGAAGGTACTACAAGAAGCCCAGACTCTTGTATCTGCGGCAACTCCAACAAAAGCGACACGGTCAACACCATGTATCTCAAAAACACTATATGCACGTCCTGCGGTTGCTTCTGTACCGTTGTTATCAGGAGCGGTGAGTGTGAACGCTGAACCACCGGCGTCTGAAATTTTTGACCACTTACCCGAGGCATGTGTGTAAACGTATACCGTTATTGTTCTCGCTCCTGCTGTTGAATCATCGGCGGTTCCATTACCAACTAATAGGTGCAAAAATCTTTGATTTTCTGTTGCATACCCATCAGATTTGTCACTTAAATCACCAACAACATTAACAGCAGCCTCTGTCCCGGGTGGTCCTGCTACATTCTTCGGGCTTCTAGTTCTTCCCCAACTATTATGTTTAAGATATGACATACCTAAATCTCCTTCTTCCCTAACTAGTTTGCTCTTTGTCTTTTTCGTTGTTCTTTCTTGTGTCTAGCAATTGCTCTTTTTTTTGCTAGTCTCTTTTTCACTGAGGGTTTAGTGTGATATCGTCTGTCTTTTACTTCATCAATTATGCCTAATTTTTTGCATTTTTTAATGAATCTTTTTATAAAACGGTTTGGGTCCTCGTTTTTACGAGGCTTCTCAATATGATTTGTAGCCATTTAACTTCCTGCCAACTTTTTCCAAATACCACTTGAAGCAAAAGCAGAAATATCTACACCCGGATCATTTGGAGCAACACCATCCAGTGCTTTGGATCCGTGAGGCGACCTCTGTGATGAAGCAGATGGTGCTGGAGTTGTGCCTTCAAATAGGTCAACACCATTATATGCATCTCTTCCGATTGCGTCAAGCATTTTTCTTTTTTGTTCTCGAAGTTGTTTTCTTTTCTGTTGAACTCGTTCAGGTTGCACAGCCGGCTGAATTGCTTCTTTTATAACAGGTTGCCCAGATGTTCCCTTAACGACTTCAGAAATAATCGTTGAAAGAGTACCATCTTCAAATATGACCTCTTTAATACACTCTTTTATCAAAGGTTTCAATATTTTCTTCAGTTGAGTTTTGTTCATTTATTCTCCAAGAATCTTTTTAAATAGATCGCTTATGTTATTTTCCTTTACTTCTCTTAACCTAGAAGAAAAATTTGATTTATTTTTTGGATAAACATATGCGTTTGGTGTTGATGGCTCTGAAACCATATCAAAACAAATAAGTTGAAAATCGTTTTCAACAATTGTTTGACCGGCACTTTCACGAACCGAGCCCAGTCCTCTAGAAGAAATACCTAACTTAACACCAGCATTTACAAGATCTTTAAGTATCCTACCTGATGGGGTGTCTAGAACTTTTATCTTACCCATAACATCTTTGCCGTCCCACCACATATCAGTTACTATATGTGAAACATTTTTTAGATTGACGACAGAGTCATCAGGATGGTCAAGTTCACCACAAGCACGATTATCTTTTACAACATTCATATAATTCTTAACTTCTCGTTGTAAAACTTCGTGTGGGTATACTCGGCCATTTCCGTTCTGTTTGTCAGCAGTTTGCAAGCGACCAGAAAGATACAAGACACCATTTTGTACCTCTCTCTTCTCTCTTTCAGTTAAAAGGTCTTGACATATACCACCTTCACAAAGGGCATAAAATTCTCGTAATAAAGTTTTAGACATTGTTTCCTCAATTATTATTTGCCGGCGCTACCGGCGCGCTTCAGGATCCGCTGCAGCAACGGCGGACAGGTTGAAGCATCCATCGTTTAATCGTCAACATTACTCACCTCCTGATCTTGACGATACTCTCAATCCAAAATCGTCTATAAGCATTGAGAGTAAATATGTTGTGCCTGCTCCCAAACAAGAGAGGCAGAAAGCATTCGCAATTGAATACTCAAATGTAAATAGTTCTGTGTATCCATTTATACAAAACAAAAACAAAGAACACCAAAATCCCATACACAGAGGACAATGAAACAAAGTATTCCATTTCTTCGTATAATCTTTTTCTGGTCTTATGTCCTCAAATATTTTACCGTAAACTACAATAAAAGTCATGCCATAAGAGACAAGAATAAAATTTAATATATTCACTAAAACTCCATTTATGTTTTATAATATTTATCAAACTTTTTGGCTGCTTGATCTTCAAGGTCTCTTTCAACTTGTTGTCTGTTGTCAACAGCGCTCATAAGGTTTTCATGATTGTCTTTTAGTTTACGATATATATCAGCAAAAGCAGAATAATCTTTCATGACCCAACTCGAGTCTGTCGCTCCATCACCATCACCCGGCTCGTTACAATCATCAAACGGGTCTGGTGTGCTACCGTCGTAATCAAATTTGGTGTTACCGAACGGGGTCTTTCTAGGATTTAATTGTCCTCGTGAAATTAATTTATCCCAAGAACGATTCTTTGCTTTATCAGAAGTTGAAGACCAATGGTCAGATGTTAAGCCCATGCCTAAACGATTAACCAAAAAAAACGATATACCATATAGAACTTTACTCCAACCTTCTCCGCGAAAATTTGGATGAGTAAAAATCCAAGACATTTGATATGTCTCTGGTATACAGGGGTTGTCTATTCCCTCTGATAATAAATCAATACCGGATGCCGCAAAAACAAACGGACCGGCCCCTCGGAGGCTGGACATATAATAAAGTATCAATTGTTGGTTGTCTGGTTCTTTATCATGATATAATGCTACTTTACCAACATCGGGCAGAGCAATTCCTTCTGCTTCGTTTATAAATCGTTTAAAATTTTCTATTAATTTTTTCATTAATATGTGTACCTTCCATATAAGTAAGGAGCAAACATATTGTGTTGTGTGATGGAACCTTTTTGCTCCTCGGCTGGAACTTCGCCCAGTTCGGTTGAGTATTCATTATCCGGTTCTACCAGCGCATCATCCTGTAAATCATCGTAAGCGGTAGTGCCGCTAATATATGGCTGCTCTGATTCTAGCCACTCAGCAATTTTGATCAGTGCTATCTTTATTGGATTGTGTGTTTTAGAGTTCATGATTTGTCCCTCTAGGGAGCCATACACATTTCCGCCTTGAATGGAATCATATACCACCACTCCTTGACCCCTTAAGTATTCTAGAAGTCTAGACTCAGCACCATAAACCGCGTCGGACATTACTTCTTTTGCAAAGGTAATTATTTTCTTAGCGGTTTGTTGAATTACGATATCGATGTCTTTGTGTTCTAACATCATCAAATCTCCATTCAGAGCAGAACGAAAAACCACCTCTCTTTTCAACTCGTCTTTTTGGACTATTTGTACAACTATTTTTTTCTGCTGATTCTCGGGAGTCTCTTGATCTACGACATTAATCTTTATTGACATTTTTTTGAACCTCCGCTATTAAATCCTGAATATAGAAAATTTCTTCAATCATCTGTTGATTTATTTGCTTAGATGAGTAGTTGTCCAACTTGCTTTTAACTTTTTTAAAATTTTCACTATTTGCACTGGACAGTCCTTCTGTGATCTGCTGCTGTACGGCACTTTTGAGACGCCCAATCTCTTCATTTAAAAAACTTTTGAGACCAACTCCATTGTCAGAAAAAGATACAATATAGTTAGTTAAAAGATCTTTTTGTTCTTTTCTAAGTGTCCTGTCATACGAATTGTTGAATTTTTTTACAAAAGTTTTATATTCTAGATTGTCTAAATGTTTCATCTCATTTAGTACTTTATCTTTTCTACCTAAAAATTTGATTAGATTATTTTCTAACATTATTCTTTTTTTGGCTGATAGATTATGATTCTGTAGGTACATTCCTATGGAGGCGATGTTTTTATAGTTTGGTATGAAATTTGAAAAAGCGCTGTGGCCTAATTGTTTATTGATAGAGTCTATCAGTTTAGTTTGTTTATTGAAAATATGTTTCCGGTCTGCTTTATTGTAGTCAATTCTTGTTTCTTCTAGAAGTCTTTTAGAGAATTGTGAATCTAAATTTTTACTTTCTAAAAGAGAGTTGTATAAGTCTAGTTCATTCTTGAGAACACTGCCTTTATGAAAGAACTCTCTTAATATATTTTTTGTAACTCTTTGTCTTTTTTTATTTTCTCTAACGATTGCTCTTGTTAGTTCTTTTATTAGGCACTCGTAAAGAAAAGCGGTGTTTCTTTTCTTATTATGTTTCATCACTCTTTACCTTTTTTAATGATTCAATTAATGATTTGATTTCAAAATCAGTATTAAATAGTTTATTTTCTTCTAAAATGTCTGCTTTTTGACTTTCAGTTATACCTCGGGCCAGCGAATCTAAACCACCAAAACCAACTTTTCCCGGAAAAGTTTTTCTTAGTGTACCAATTTCACCAACAGCAGTGTTGTTCATTTGTTTTTTCATACCACCTTTACGGTATGTTAACTTATGTTTTTTATATGTGCCTCTGGATTTTGGTCTTGCATCGTCATCTCTTTTTCCCGGAGGAGTTGCTAACAATACATCATCATCCCCACCGGCTTCATCACCAGCATCTGGAGTATCAGTGGCTGGGGGCTCATCTGGTGTATCCGGTGCGTCACCGCCTAGTGCGTCTAGTCCACCGCCTCCGCCACCGCCTGTTGGTGCGCCAAGGCCACCACCGGCTGACGCGTCTTCGGGTGGCTGACCTGCTGTTTCTAATTGTGTCATAAATTTCTTGTCGTGGAACATTTCTCTTTGCATTCGAATATACTCATCTTCAGACAAGCCTAGCAGATTTTCTGAAACCCATCGTTTTGAGAAATATCCTTCTGTAGCAGCGCCGGCAATTTCAAACTTAGTTTTCCAGTGTTCAAGTTCTTGCATCTCAGCGATTTTGCTTGGATTGTTAAGAGACAGTGAAAAATTAATCAAATCGTCACCACGGAACCCCATTGTGTATAAGTGCACAATACCGATCTTTTCTAGTTCTGCTATAATGACTCGCTGTAGTCTTTGAATTGTTCTTGCAAATCTAATGTCTTTTTGGGCAAGAGTTGTCTTATCTTCAGTCGCCCCTTCACCCATAGACAAGTATGATTGAGGAACTTTGAGAGCAGAAAATAATTTATCTCTAAGATATTTAACATCTTCAATTGTTGCGGTCATTGCACCACCGGGAAGATTAGTTATATCAGTTGCTGATGTGCCTCCCCTTATTGGAATAAAATAATCTTCTTCAATAGACAGAGGATTGTATCGCAAATCTACACGGCCACTCTGAGGGTCTACAACTTGATGTCTTTTTAGTTGAGTCATAATCTTTTGCATATATTGCTCTACGTCTTGTGGGGCAATACCACCAACATCAATTTTGAAAACACGTCGTTCTGGTGCTCTAACAATTCTGTATGCCATCATAGCGTCTTCCATAAGAGTAAGTTGTCGCCATATTCTTCTTGCAGGCTCTAGTGCACTAGTTCCATAGGGAGCATGCTTGTCATGCCCTAGCACTCTGAAATGTGCCATTTGCCAGTTTTCTAAAGTCATACCGGCGTTGTTCCATTGATACTGCACATAGTTAGGGTTTGTTGGATCCTCTCCCTCTAGTCTTTCTATTTCTTGCGGAGGTAGACCAATACAATTCCTAATTCCTAGATTCTCATCTATATCTAGATAGAGGAACAAGTCACCATATTTACACATTGTTCTCGCCCATCCAAATAAATTATGTTCTATGTTCATTATGTTATAATACAATGAATCTAAAATGTGCTTGATCTCATCGTTGGCACATTTAATGTGCAACATTGGAGTCAGGCTTGAGTGTGTTGTCATTTCATCGGCATAAATATCTAGGGACGAAGCAATCTCTGGCATGTATTCCATCTGATCAAAATCAACATATCTCTCTGCTCTGTTACGATTAGAAATCATGTTAATCGTGGTTATGTTCATCGGGTTGTATTCGGTCTTCTTAAATTGTTGCCCACTAGCAGATTTAAATCTTTTAGCGTAAATATCTAGATGTCGCCTTCTTAGTTGACGACCAGATTGGGTTCTTCTTTGTGTAATTGGTCCAGAAAACAATCTAGTCAGTGCTTTAAATAAAGTGTTTTCACTATTGTATGGGTTTCTGTCATTTCGTGCCATGGTTTATCCTTTATAAATCCAAAAGAATTCTTTTCTTTTTTTTAATTCGTCTTCGTGTTTCTCACCAAATGTCTCAGCATATCCTTGTTGACCTTTTATTTGTGTATTCATTGTGGTTGTTGCTTTAGTTATCCCGCCTAAAATTGCTTTTTTGTATTCTATATCTCTTACGTTTTCTTGTAACGCCGTGTCGCGCACCCAGCAGGCAATTGCTAAAGACATAACTAGGTCATCGTTGTAAGATCTCATAGCCTGTGGTTTCCCATTATACCAAATAAACGTCTTCATTTCGTGAAACAAACGATTCGAACGCAAAGTAATTAGTTTATTTCTAATGTATTCTTCTAGTTTGGCAACAATTAAAGGTCTAGTTTTTGTACTAGTAGTGAATCCCATAACCGCTCTATCATTACCCTCAGCCATAACTGGGTCTATATATTCGTGTGTAGATTTGACAGAATAGTATATCTTTGGATATCCTAAATCGTTCAATTTTTCTAAGACCGATATTCCTATTCCGTTGTTTTCAACAACCAACAAACAGAATCCATATTCACGACCTGCTTCGTATAAGATGTTTGAATATAAATCTAGATTTGGTTTGCCTTGATACTCCGCTACAACCTCCATTGTTTCTAGTTTTATTATATGAAAAACAGAAAAATCAGCACCGTCTCCGCGAGCGACATCTGCCACCAGCAAGTATGACGCGCCTTCTGAATATTTCTCCCATATCCAAAAA